GCAACCGGCATACAGACCGCAACCATCAAAGCGGCGGTAAAAATCCTTTTCGACTCGCCCGAAGTGGAATGCACAACGCTGCTCAAAACTGCGCAACTGGAAGTCACAAAGGGCGCAACGATGAAAGGCGACGTGACGCATACCGGCGGCAAACTTTCATCAAACGGCAAAGTTCTGGATAAGCATAAACACCCTGGCGACAGCGGCGGCCAGACAGGGGAACCGATATGACAACCGCAAAATATATCGGCATGAGCCGGGAAACCGGCGGCACGCTGACCGACCTCGATCACATCCGGCAGTCAGTGCGAGACATTCTGCTGACACCGCTCGGCTCTAGGGTGATGCGCCGCCAGTATGGTTCGCTTTTATCTGCGCTGATTGACCAGCCGCAAAACGAGGCGCTGCGCCTGCAGATTATGTCGGCCTGCTATCTGGCGATCCTGAAGTGGGAGCCGCGCGTAAAGCTGACCGCCATCAGCTTTGAGTCGGGCCTAAATGGCGCAATGGTGGTTGAGCTGTCCGGCAACCGCACCGACAGCGCGCAGCCTTTTTCCTTAACCGTTCCTGTGAGCTGAGACTATGGCAACAATCGACCTGAGCCAGCTGCCCGCGCCTGACGTGGTGGAGCCGCTGGACTATGAAACCCTGCTGGCCGAGCGAAAGGCGACGCTGATTTCCCTTTACCCGGCCGATCAGCAGGAGGCCGTCACCCGCACGCTGACGCTTGAGTCAGAACCCATTGTTAAGTTACTGCAGGAAAATGCTTATCGCGAGCTGATACTGCGCCAGCGCATCAACGAGGCGGCAAAGGCAGTTATGGTGGCGTATGCACTGGATGGCGACCTTGACCAGCTCGGCGTTAACAATGGCGTAACCCGCCTGACCATTACCCCGGCCGACGATACAACCATTCCGCCGACCGCCGCCGTGATGGAAAGTAACGATGATTTCCGGGTGCGCATCGCCTCGGCTTTTGAGGGGCTGAGCGTGGCCGGGCCAACCGGTGCATATGAATACCACGCCAGAAGTGCCGACGGCCGCGTAGCCGATGCATCAGCCATCAGCCCGTCGCCCGCCGTTGTTACCGTGACTGTGCTTGCGCGAGAAGGCAACGGCGTGGCGGGCGACGATTTGCTGGCCGTGGTTAACGCTGCGCTCAATGATGAGGACGTGCGCCCGGTTGCCGACCGGGTGAGCGTGCAGTCAGCAAAAATTGTGGAATACGAAATCGTGGCCGAGCTGTACCTCTATCCGGGGCCGGAAGCGGAGCCAATCCGCGCCGCCTCAGAGGCAAAGCTCGCCGCCTTTGTCAGCGCGCAGAAGCGCCTCGGCCGCGACATTCGCCTGTCTGCGCTATATGCCGCCATGCACGTTGAGGGCGTGCAGCGGGTCAACTTGATTAAGCCGTCGGCTGATGTGGTGCTGGACAAAACGCAGGCCGCTTATTGCACCGGTTACACGCTGACCGTGGGAGGCTCGGATGAGTGAGCGCCTGCTGCCGACCGGCTCGACACCCCTTGAGATTGCTGCTGCCGAGGCGCTGGCAAGTCCAGGCGCGATGAGCGTGCCGCTGCGCCAGTTATGGAATCCGTACACATGCCCGGTGGAGTTTTTGCCCTATCTGGCGTGGGCGTGGTCAGTTGACCGCTGGGATTCAGACTGGCCTGAATCGACAAAGCGCGCAGTTGTTGCCGCCTCGCAGTACGTGCACCGGCACAAGGGCACTATCGGGGCAATCCGCCGCGTCGTTGAGCCGCTGGGCTATCTCATCAAAATAATCGAGTGGTGGAAAACCGGTGAAGCGCCAGGCACGTTCCGGCTGGACGTGGGTGTACTTGATACCGGCATTACCGAGGAAATGTATAACGAGCTGGAGCGCCTGATAGCTGACGCTAAGCCCTGCAGCCGTCACCTTATCGGCCTGTCCATTAATCTCGATGCTAACGGCACTCTGCCGGTCGCCGTTGCCAGCTACAGCGGCGACGAGCTGACTGTTTACCCTTATACCCCTGAACTTATCAGCGTCGGCGGGCCGGTCTATTCCGGCGCGGCGGTGCATCTTCTTGACCTGACGGAAGTGAGCGCATGACGACAAAATATTTTGCCCTGCTGACCAATCAGGGCGCGGCTAAGCTGGCGAATGCCGCCGCACTCGGCTCGAAAGTGAACATCGCCTCTATGGGTGTCGGCGATGGTAGCGGCTCGCTGCCTACACCTGACGCGGCACAGACAAAGCTCATCGGCGAGAAGCGTCGCGCGCAGCTTAATTCCCTGACCATTGACGCGGCAAACAGCAGCCAGATTATCGCCGAGCAGATTATCCCGGAAAGCGAGGGCGGTTTCTGGATCCGCGAAATCGGCCTGTATGATGCCGACGGCGTGTTGATCGCCGTTGCTAACTGCCCGGAAACCTATAAGCCGCAACTTGCTGAAGGCAGCGGGCGGACGCAGACCGTGCGCATGATTTTAATCGTGAATAGCACAGCTGTCGTCACGCTGAAAATTGATCCGTCAGTAGTGCTGGCGACGCGCAAGTATGTTGATGACGCTGTGATCGAGGTAAAGGCATACGCTGACAGCGTAATGAAAAAGCATACTGACGCTGATAATCCACACAACCAGTACCTGCAGATCGCAAATGCCCTGGCAGAAATCAAAGGCGCCGGGCTGATTGCTGACGTTCTCAAAAACCTCGGTTTAACAGAAAAGTTTTCCGGGCGTTTAATTGGCTGTCAGATTTTTACCACGCCTGGAGCAATCAACTACAAGCCTACGCCCGGAACGAAACGCATCAGGATTATCCTGACCGGCGGCGGCGGCAGAGGCTACGGTTACCTTGGATGGGGCAGCGGCTTAACAAGCCGTGGCGCAGGTGGTGGCGCGGGCGGAACGGCCATCGCATTGCTGAACGTGGACGACACCAAAACTTACCCCGGCGTGGTAGGCCGTGGCAGCGATGAAAACCTGTCAGCAACAAGCAGCACATTCAACGGCCTGCTGACGGCGGGCAACGGCGTGAATACTTCGTCGGGTGATGCGGGCGGCGCGGGCGGAACAGCTATCGGCGGCGATTTGAATATTCAGGGCGGTGACGGCAGCGATGCGCCAGGCCTTATCTCGACGAGCACAAACCCTTATCGGGGCGGTTCTGGTGATGGCGGCGTGAGTTACTGGGGTGGCGGCAAGCGAAGCGGGGATGGTAATTTATCCGGTAAAGGAAAAACCTTTGGGGCTGGAGGTGGCGGTAATACCCGAACCGATCCCTTTATTGGCAACTACGGTTCGGACGGCGTTATTTATATTGAGGAATTCAGCTGATGAAAACTTATGCCCGCATCGAAAATCAGCGCGTCGCGGAAATTGTCGCGCTAAATGTGAAGCCTGAAAAACTTTATCACCCGTCGCTGGTATGGGTGGATATCACCGCTCTGCCCGAACAGCCCGATGTAAATTATCGATACAGTGAGGGTGTGTTTACTGCCCCGGTAACAGATGCTGAGAATGCGGCGCTGATTGCCAGCAGCAGGCTGGCCGTTGAGATGGATGAGGCAAACCGGACTATTGCGCCGCTGCAGGATGCGGTTGATATCAGCATTGCGACATATGAGGAGATCACCCGCCTTGCAGAGTGGAAGCGATACCGGGTGGAGCTAAACCGGATTGATATCAGCAAGGCACCTGATATCGAATGGCCGGAAAATCCATAGTTGGAAGGTTATCAGCTCATAAGTGAGCTGATAAATATTGCATTTTTTGCATCTAATTTTCATGGAAATCAACAGATAGTGATTATGACCAATAAGTTAGTTGAGTTAAATCACGAGGAGTATGGTTTCAATTTTGCTTATGCAAATGCTATATTGTTGTTGAAATTTACTTTTGAGGAAAAAAGTTAAATTTGCTTTTTCATAACGAACTTTGATCTGTCTGGAAAGTAATTAAGGAGTCGTTTTGTTATTGCTCAAAGATGAACTTATAGAATTCAGTAAACTTGCCGATCAATACATCATCACGGCTGATCATGTTTCACTAGCTAAGTTAGTGGAAATTTATGCAGAAAAAGATTTTACTTTTCCCAACCCATTGTACGAGGTGCACTTTCTCTATTGTTTAGGGAATTGTTATTCTGAACTATATGAAAGCAGTAAAACGGTATGGTATTCAGAAGAGTTAATGAAGGCTATTATCGTTTACAGAAAAGCCCTACATGCTATACCTGCTGCAGATTGGAGGGAAAAAGAAGCTAATGTCCGTGCCTATAATAACCTCAGATCTATGATCGAAACAAATTTAGCAAACCACCTTTCATCACAAGGTAGAGTGTTATGTTGCATTGCACATTACGATAAAGCCATTGCAATTGATAACAATCCCGTAGCTATTATCTCCAAAGCAAGAAATCAAATATTCTTTGGTAACTCACTTTATGATAGTGCACATTCAGAATACCATTTTTTAGTTGCTTACAAACTTATAATTGAAGCGGGCAAGGCAATTGATAAGCTTTATCCTGAGCAGAGAACCCCCATTGAAGAAGGCGGCCAGTTGTTCAAGTTTAGGATTTGGTTTGAGGGTTTATTTGATATTTCATCTTTTGATTATTTTAAAGAGTATGCTGAGGAATTTACATCTAATAAACAGAAAAGCTATTTGGAATGGTGTGCTAAAAATAAACTTTTCCTTAACGACTTAAATGACGTTTGCGATTATCAAATTACATATCAAGATGTTTTTGCGTTGCCGCCATTTATTCAATCAATTAATCTGTCTCTTACTTTGTCTGAAGAACTAGTTTACCATGGTAATTATGATGAGTTGAAAAATGAGTACTGCTATGCGAGATATTTGATATTTTCGTCAAAAGACATTCCAGATTACATTCCTCATATATTCAATTCAACATATCAGCAAGTAGAGGATATGACTCATTCAATTAATAACTTAAAAGTAGCGCAGTATAAATCAGCATTCAGAATAACGTATTCTCTTTTTGATAAAATAGCTTATTTTATTAGTAGGTTTTTTGATTTAAATGATATTAAACATGACAAGAAAATCAGTATAGATAATCTTTTTCGAGATTTCACAGGCAAGGGGGGTGAATGGAAACCTCATAAAAAATTAAAAGACAGCGACAATTATTTTATTCATGCTTTATTCTTTATATTAAAAGACATCCGTAAGGTCGATGGGTCCGAGTCAGTTTCAAAGTGGCTAGATCCTAACGCAGTAGCATTTGCAGAAATCCGAAACGCTATGGAACACCGTTCTTTAAAAGTAGTAGATGACTTTGGTCATGAGCTTTCAACCTTAAATAAAAATTATAATCACGAAAACACAAATAAACTAAGAGAAGAAGTGGGGTCGATACCCAACAAAATAAAAGACAATGAAGTGAAACTTGCTCTTGCTTTTAAAGAGAGTGATGCCATTTTAGTTGCATATCTCAATAATGAAATTAATAAACTAAATGTTAGACTAACTGATCTGAAATTAAAGTTATACGAAAAAGACAAGATGTCTTCTCACTCCCTGCTGATACCAATAAGTCAATTTGAGTCGAGACTTATGCAGCTCATTGGACTGGCTCGAAACTCATTAATTTATTTGTCGCTATCTATCCACCATGAAGAGCGAAAGCGGTCAAGAGATGGTGTTTTTCTCCCAAGAGAAGTTCCCTTGAAGTAAGCTTCTAATAAGAGCTGCGAGCAGTTAGGTTTTTGCCTTAAGGGGATATACTCCCCTCATTAATTATGGCACTCAAAAATACTGCAGCACATTGCGCTTGTGCTGGAGGTATCAGTAAAAACCCTTTATCGGTACATTCCGGCCGACAGGCAGCGGCACATCGTTGATTCTGTCTGCTGACTGACCAGCAAACCCCTATCAGATGCACTACAAAACCTGACCTGACACCCTGAGCACACCCTCAAAACGGAGTGCATCTGATGTCTGATTATCATCATGGTGTCCGCGTCGTCGAAGTCAACGACGGCACGCGCACCATTACAACCGTATCAACCGCAATCGTGGGCATGGTCTGCACCGCGCAGGATGCGGACGCGGCAACCTTT